TAACTTCAACACATGCGTCTATATCAATTGGCTTTACCTGCGTAACCTTGATTTCACAAACCTCTCGTTCGTCCATATGTTTTTTTAAATACTGTTTTTCAATCCATCTGTCTAACCACTTCATCTTCATGTGTCATCCTCCTTTTCCGCCTCTTCATCTCCGATGTAGTACTTAATATCAATGATTAAATACACAGCACTCATTATTGCCAACACAAAACTAAAACCTGCATGTATACAATCACCTTCTTGTAAATACTTGATTCCTGTACCCGCAAGAGCAACTATACTAGTTACTCTGCACATTCCCCAAAATGTTCCAATTTGTTCAATTACTCGATTCATCTAAGTACGACAATAAATTCCAAAATATCTCATATTATGCTTCTCTCTATCTCTCTATCTTAACTTCACTTGCATCAATTATCTTTTGATATAATTCATAGTTGTCAAATAATTCCAATGCAACATCAATTGCTTTCTGTAATTGTCTATTTTCCGTCTTCTGAGGTCTGTTTGGTCTGTGAGCAATAAGAATTTCTTTGGCTTTTTCAATATCTGCTTTTATCACAGAAAGCCCTCCTTCTTATACATATCTTGGTCAAATTTAGTGAGTGACTTAATTGCACCATCCACGGACATGTCTTCATACGCAAACTTACATAACCTATTACCAACCATCGTAAAGAAAATCTCTGATTCCTCTTTAGATAAACTAAGACATTTTGTACCGATAAGAAAGTTTGTCAATAGTCTATTTGCTTGATGGGCTAAAAAGCGTGCTCTCGCATCTGTTGACATAGTTGACTTACCTCCGCTTTATCTTTGTTCCTAGCATATTTGGCGTATACTGTTTATAAAACACATTACGCCTATGCACATAATGTCTTATGTCTCTTATAGTGTCCTTGCATATCTCAGCCAAGACACTCATATTAAATTTAACTGCCATAGTTAGCGTTCCTGTCCCTCATCATCTCTATAAGTCTTTCCTTGCGCTTAAGCGTTGACTTCAACTCTATAATCTCCTTTTCCTGTTCCTTGATAATCTTATGTGTTGTTACGCCAAACATAATAAACACAGCAAACAATAGCAACAGACAAATCAATTCAAAACAAGCCAATGCATTCATCAACAAACCCCCATTTCATGAAATTCTCTAAGCAATCCAAGTTTCTTTCCATAAACACTGAAAAACTCTGTATACCATGTGATTGCCCTCTCATCAAGAATAGGCGTATACAAATCAAGATTACGCATCTCATTATAATGAGTAGCAAACCTTCTCAACGCATTCTTCTTAAACTCACGGTCTGTTCCATGATAATAAGCCTCAGTGGGCACCTTAGGACAGCGCAGACTATCCTCGCCTGTTATTCTAGGATTCCAAGCGCAAATCATCTTGAAAAACTCATCAAACCTATCGCCATACACGCCGTAAGGATTTGCTCCGTCATCAAAATGAAACCATTTAACTTCCCATTTGCTCGCCATTATAAGTTTCTCCTTGTCTAAGTATTTTAAGTTTAACTATAGTATGATTATAGCATACAATTATGATTTGTCAATCCTCTGTTTCATCTGAGTTAATTGAAGCGTCGCACATCTCGGCACCGCAGTGCGGACAATAATTAGCCACAGGCTTTTGATGCTCTGCACCAACAATAACATGTCCACAATTAGAGCAATGCCAACTGCCCATTATTCCAATTACTTCAAACTCCCAAGATGCTGTGGGTCTTTGATACTGCATACACGCGTCCCTATAGCCCTGTTGGTACTGTTGCCTATCATAATTTAATGCTTTGACTAATTCTTCTTTGTCTACGACCACACCTAACTGATGTGAAACTTCTGCTACGATTGCGTTATCTTCACGTTCTTTCATCTCTTTTATTATCACATCGTCAAAAGGTGTCTGAATAAGTTCTATAGGACTTTTATATCCCTTTAAATTATCATATGACCATCCGTAATCATTCATATCAATAACCTCCGTCATGTTCAAGTAACCACTCTTTTACGTCCACGTGTGCTTTTGCAAATGCAAGTTCTATATCACTACTTTGAATTTCACACAGAATTACGTCGTCTCCCTTATATCTTGAATTGGGATAATCTTCCGCACAACCCTTCTTATATACTGTAATACACCAATCCATAGTCTTACTATAATAAATATCAACATGAAGTGGATATGTGTGAACTAATTCATCTATAAAATGTAAAAAATCGCTCATGTTTATAACACCTCAAACAGGATAACGCTTAGGGATACACGCCTCAAACAAATCTTCAGGCTTTGGATATCTCTCAAGCGAGTTTGCTATAATTATTCGGTTATACTGACCACTATACGACACAAACCACCTTATTTCTACGGTCACTCCCTGATTCACTCGCTCATACGCGAATTTAATATCATCCAAAGTTGGCTTATTTTCACACCAATATGACTCCATCTTAACCATTTTATTTATCTCCTTTTAGGTTGCCACTCAAAACCAAAGTCTGAACGCTTAATCTTACACTTAGGCTCTCCATCTTTCCAAAAGACAATACCCTCAATGAAGTGGTCTCTCAGATAATCTCTGATACCTTCAAATGTTCTAGGACAATCCTCAATAATATCCTGTCCATGGGGCATTAGCAGGTCGCTAGGAATGTTATACATATTACCATTAAAATGCTCGCCAATGGCTTCGTATGTGCCATCCTTAAGAAAACTATCGAATGCTTTTGTTGCCGCCTTGTAATTCTCATATGCTTTACCAAACCACTTGTGGGATGGGTTGTTCTCATCATAAGGAATCCAACAAGGTAAATGACCTGTAATAGGGTCTGCCTCTTCTTGACACTTAATTGCACCGTCAGGAATAGGCTTGCCGTTCTTTGCGTCATATCTTACATAAAACTTGCCGTCAATAATTGCGCAACAAGAGCCGTCCCATTTGATAGTCGCAAGTCCCTCACCATTAAGTACCCAACTCAAACTTTCATCTGATAACTCAGGAAGAGTTCTAACTATGTTGTGTCCTTCAAATTCTCTCTTAAATAATGTTGGTATCTTTTTCATTCTTTATCACCTCTCATATCTGCACTCACACTTCCGTCAAAATAGCCGTCTGCATACCCTTCGTCATATCGGTCTGAAACTGTCGGAGCACTATCAACAATGCAAGCAATTTTCACTATTTCTGCAAAAGTAATCTTTTTTGATTTTTTAAACTCCTCTCTCAACCACTCACGGCTAATCAAATCACCGCTATCGTCATAAGGCTTGCTGTTCCCAATAGCCCTTATAAGTATATCTCGTTCTTCTTCTGTAAAAGTTCTCTCAAACCCTTCGCAAACAAGTTTTTCATCAACCTCAATTATTCTTTTAATCTTGCTCATTTTCTGTCTCGCTTTCTTTGTATTCGGGTAAAGGTTTGATTGTGCTTACATCAAAACCGACAATATCATTGATAAGGTCTTTCGTGGGTTTGAGTTTGGCTTCCTTGTATGGTTCGGGTAATGGTTTCCAAGCGATAGGTGTTCTTCCAACTAATGCAGACCAAATATTGTCGTTAAATCTTTCACTAACAAATTGCGATATACCACCTTGCGTTTTAATACAAACAAGTACGCTTTTTCCTTCTTCTGGCAATCTCTCACTAACAGGAATCCACTCGTCTTGTGGTGTGCCAAGTCTTAATGCCCTTGCCATTTCGCATATATCATCTGTCGCTATTTCATTATCTTGTATACCGTTATCAAACAGCCTTGTATATACATTCTCATCAATATCAATTATTAGTTTCATTACTCTTACCACCTTTCCGCATATCTGCTCCGCAATTACCACAAATTATCATCTTCCCATTTTCTAATATATATGAGCAAAACGGACACTCGCCATGTTTACCCCATTCACCTTGTGGTCTTTCTTCAACTGTTGGTGCTTTTGCAATCTGACTTTGTGATATTGCAAATTTTCCGTCTTTGGTTAAACACTCAGGGTATAGTTTATCTGCGTCAATTAACCTCATTTTTCAAGTATATCCTTTACTGTCTTATCCTTTGTAATCTTACCTATCAATCTTAAAGTTGCGTTATTCTCTGCAATCTGCTTATTCAATCCTTCCTTTTCACTAATTACATACTTTGACAATGCAAGAAACACCTCGTCTGCACAACCACTCCTATATATCTCAGTCAAAATTTGTTCTACTGTCATTCCGCACCGCCTTTCATATCTGCACCACAATTCTCACAAAAAATAGGTAATATATCTTTATCTACCGTTTTCAAGTGGTTTAGCGTTTTTTCTATCGTGCAATTATATGCGTAGTCCTTAAAACGCACCTTACCGCAATTTGAACAAGCAATATCAATAAAGGGTTTTCGCTCTATGAGTTTCCACTCGCCTTTTGGTCTTTTTTCTAACAACCCAATTAAGTCCCTTACATCCTCAATCGTGTATGCATCAACTGTCGGGGCATTGTCGATTTGATATAAAGGCACACACAATTCTGTTAATGACCCTTGATGAATTTCACAGGGTATTGCACATTTTTTCAAAGCCTCACGGCTAATCAAATCACCTTGCGGCTGTTCTGCCTTATAGAATCCGCACTCGCCGTCAAGACCGTCATTTACCACCTTGTTTGCACACACTTCATCGTGTATACACTTTGAACAATCAATCATTTTTTGCCTCGCTTTCTCTAACTACCTCTAATTTCGCACCACACTCCATACAGAATTTAGGGTAATAATCTCCCTCTGTTTCCGTATGCGTTTCACAAAAGGGACATACAAACGTATTATCGTCACCCTCGATGTGATACCAGTTGCCACGCTTGGGAATTAAGGAAATATCAATTAAACCGCTTTTCTTTTTGTCTTTGCCTTTGTTCACGGCTGTTTGATAACCGCACCTATAACCACGTTCATATTCTTCGCTATGCTTTTGTTTCTTAATTCCCATTCACTCACCCTCTTTCCACTCAAACATATTAGGGTGATTATTTCTGCAAACTGTGCAAGGATATGCCGTTGCCTCATTCATATCATATTTGCAATTTTGACAAGTGCGTTTTCCCTCTCTGTACTCTTTTAACTCCGTAAGCCATTCTGCCAACTGTTCGTGTTCTTTGGCACATTCAAGACAAATCTTATAGTCTGAAGGCAAGTTCACCTTTTCTCTATAGCACATGTCTTCCCAAGCACCTGCCTCTTTTCTCCGCTTTTCTGCCACTTCTTTAGCGTGTGCGATTGCATCTTCTAAGTTATCAATCATACTCTTTCTTACCTCTTGCTATTGATTTTAAACACGTCAAATGGAAAAACTGCTTTTTCCTCCACTGCCCTCTGCCTTGTGTACACCATCCGTAATTGTCATAATCAGGATTTGTGCTTCTACTGCAATTTGCCCAATAATGCACTGTTTTACCGCAAATTGGACATGTTTGACTCCAATACATATATTAACTCCCCTTAAGTTTTGCAGTTGCTTTTTCAATAACTTTCTTGTTTAGATAATCACAGTATCTTTGAGCATCACCCTTGTCAAGGAAAACTAAACCATAGCACTTGCTTATCTCTTCAAAATCTTCTCCTTGATATACACGCCTTACTTGTTTATAACTATCACCACTCTCTGAAGTATATCCAAACCACACATCTATACTGTCTTTACTATATCGAGAATTTTCAATCTGAACTATCTCGGCTTCTTTAAGAAAATATTCAAGGATTTGCTGTCTGCAATCACATGTCTCAGTTACCTTATGTCCCTGAGGGCTTATGAAATGAATATATCCGTGCTCATCGCACTTGTCACACTTTTCTCTCAGATACTTCCAACGCGATTCAACTGCCCACGCCTGTTTAAGATATGGGATAAGCAACTCTGACAATCTTGCTCTTCTTGCATCTTCTTTTGCAGTCTCCATCTCACGCTTCAACTGAGTTTTCATGTATTCCAACTCTGCAACTTTAGCATTCCAATTCTTCTTAATGTCCTGAAGTCTGTCGTTTTCTTCCTTAAGACGTGCCATCTCAGCCTGAAATTCTTCCTTGACCTCTTGTCTAAGAACTGCCTTAAATTCGTCTACCATTTCATCATATTTAGACGGCTCGCCATAAAAATCATCATCGTACATTGTTTATTCTCCTTTAAAGTTGTTCAAGTTTGTATCTATATGCTTATGATACACTCCAAATAAAGTTTTGTCAACTCACCTTAAATCTTATCCCTGTGATAATCTGTGGTTGATATAAATTGCTTCACTTCAGGTTGTGTGTAACTTGAATTATCGTAATCGCCCATAGGCGTATTTGCTACGGCTTCAACTATCTTAAGCAACTCAACATAACTGCTGTTGCTATATGTGACCTGCCAAGAAACGATGCCCTGTTCGTTTATCACTTTCACAGGCTCACTTTCTAACTTCCTAAGCAATTTTTGTGCTGATATAATGTGTTTGCCGTTAATCATTCTTAATCCTCTTATACTCATCAATTGACTCTTTTAACTTTGTAAGCATTTCGTTGTCTTCCCAAAAGATAGATGTCGTATCTCTGTCTCTTCCCTTATTTACTATTGACCCGTCTATAAGATAGTCAATATGATTTACAAGATTTGGTGCAAGATTAAGTTCTTGTGTCTCTTTATAATTATCATACAGCCACTCTCTAAAGACTAAATCATCAGCATTATTACGCATCACGTTTTCTCTAAAATACTGACTCTGCCAAAGATTTATGTTTGCCCAGTCTATAAAGCCTTTAAGTACATATGTTGGAATCCTGATGCAAGGAAAACTATACCACATTTTTTCTTCTTTTAACTTAAAACGACCACTAACAGGCATAACATTATAAATACAAGTAAAGCCACAAACAATCCCGCTGTCATAATTCTCTGTTCTTTCCTTAAAGTCTTTGCATATTACAACATCATCTTGCAAATGCCACACTCCGTCTATGTCATCTCTAGCGCACTGTGTATACAATCTGTTGCAACTATCAACCCATGCTCTTAAATTGCCTATACTATTCTTATCACGGTAAACAAGAATATGGTCAGGCTCTATTCCCTGCTCAAGCATAGACGGAATTAAGAAGTCCCGCACATACCACAGTCTTTGGTTACATACATGTATCATGTAATACGCCATTCGTTACCGCCGTCAAACTTATAAATGTCTTCAATTTCATCAATATCGCAGGTGTAATCGTTGATTACCGTGTAATTGGTATAGTCAATATCATTAAGTGGAGTATTCTTGATTACCTGCCATAATTCCCAAGCAAGGGGGCTTCTCTTGAACTTCTTATCCTCATGTAACTTAATTGTCTTATCTAATGCTATCTTAAAGTGTTTTTGATTTACCACCTTAAATGCAAAAGGCTCTGCCCACTTCTTAGAATATTGTGCAGAAAAAGGTGGTGCAGATGCAAAGAATTCAACATCGTTTGTTTCTGTTTTTACAATTGTGTTTATTGCTTCAGGAGAATATACAACATCTCCAAAAAGATATACACAAGAACATGTACGCCTAAAGAAACAATCTAACCACAAACCTGTCTTATTGTGATTAAACATTACAAGTCGTGCAGGTAATTCCCGCTTAAGCAAAATGTCTCTTAACTCCTGACTAGGTGTGATGTAAATATCCTTTTTACTTACTCCGTTTTCCATCAAGAGCCTTATTGTCCTATCTAAAAGAGTTTCCCCGTATATCATAGATAGATGACGTGTTGGCTTCCATGTACTTCCTGCCATAATAATGTATTCCACTCTCTAAACCTCCATAATTTAATGTTTTCCATTAAGAAACTCAATGCGTGCGCTTTCAAACTTTGCAGACAAGTCAGATTGTTTTTCCCAATAGTCCTGTTCTATGTCATCCCACTTGCTCTTGCACTCACGGCATAATTGAAACTGTTCACCTTCTAAACACGCCATTGAAACAGTTGACACATCTTTTTGTTCTTTTATCTCATTACCACAGTGGTCACACCAATATCTAATCATTACCAAACCTCCTCTAAGTTATCAATTTCATCATCCGTGCATTCACCTACGTCTTTTCTACCTTTAGGTAATACGGCTTCCGTGACTATCTTATTTGTTATTTGCTTTTTGAGTTTTTTAGTTGCGCGTCTTCCCGCTTCATCATTATCAAGTGCAAGTATAAGTTTTCTGACAGGCAAACCCTTAAGAAGTTCTATTTGGTAATCACTGAAAAGACAGCCAAAACCTGCTACCGCTATTTTACCATTACACCACAACCTAAGGCAATCAAATAATCCTTCAACAACATAAATTTCAGTTGTATCCGCGCCAAGTTCTATGTTTTTCCACACTTCATAAAGTCCGTACAACGGTTTTTCCATGCCCTTAGGTAAATCAAACCGTTTATACTTAATACGACGCTTCGCCACAAACATGCATTTTCCGTTATTTACTGCTCCCCAACATCTAACAGGAAAAGTAATGCTGTCAGTCTTCTTATCATAGCCAATATCAAACAACTCGATTACAGCGTCTATAAGCCCTCTCTGCCTCATGTAAGGATGATAATACCTATAACTGTCCAACTCTTCTTCTGATACAAAATTTGGAACATTCTGAGGCATTACTGTGTCACGGCTTAAATCAAGTTTAATATCCTTACGTTCTTCAACAGACACAGTAGAAAAATTGCTTAAAAGCCACCTGAATCCCCAAGCAGGGTCATTATAGCCAAAGCAATTCGCAATCATCTCATCAAGCCCAACCGTAACCCCACATGCCAAGCAATGCATTTTCCCGTCAGACCTGCGTATTCCCGCACTTGGTCTGCTTTCCTGACCACCTTTATGATAAGGGCAACAAACCATAATATCATCACTACTTGGAAATATCTTAGCAAATCTCTGTACACCGTTATCAGACAATTGTGATTTAAGTTCTTTAATGATTGTCTCTAACTCAACATCAAATTGTGTGTCGTTGATATACATAAGACCTCTCCGTATTTCTATTTATGAGAATACCGTAATCTATAGATTCCATCAGTTCCTTTCCTGTCATAGTATGCTCTATGTAATGGACTCTGTATACACTGTCATATCGTGTGTTCCAATTAATTACTTGGTCATAACTGTCCACGAACATATCAATCCAATGACCCCTAACGCCTGGTCCACAATCTTCCGTAATCACTACTTGCCTGTTATCAGGGTCATCAGGGTCGCCTACTAACAGATGTTCTCCGTACTTGTGATAACTTCTATCTATTGCGCATGTATTAGGTGTTGTCCAATCGCTAGATTGATGACAAATAGTATCACTTGCTGTCGTCCAACCTCTAGGATAATTACTTCCGTTATATCCACACTCCTCAGGAGAATATGCAGTAATGAAGTAAGTCCCTAAGTATTCAAACTCCATCGTATAATATGTAAACTCTGTTTCTAAAAACTTCTTGCTTGTAACTGCCCTATCAAGTGTCTTCATATTAACGGGAATTGGAGTTGGTGTATGAGTTGGAACGCCTTTTGGGTGATACTGTGTGTCGTAATTTATAAAATCCAATGGAGTAAATCTGTCTCTAAACACAGGAAACCAATGTGGCTGTTCTATCTGCAATAAGGGAACGTAGATTAATGGATAAAGCATGAGCAGAATCCATGAAACCAATGTAACTTTGTTCTTTGCACATTTTATTCGCATTAATTACCTCGTTTAAAGCGACAGTTCTCAGCAGGAATAAAATCTTTTTGCCACTTTCTTGTTATGACATTAAATGTCTTATACTTAATGGGGTCTACTTTACATGTAAAATCATAGACTCTATTCATACTAAGTTCAAGTATCTCTTCATCCTTAGTTAAATGTCTTTCAAAACAGTCTAAATCTGCATCATCTTTTATTGAAATATTTATACCGTCTATGTTATATAACTGCCCACCACATCTTATATAATCCCACAACTCTTGTGCATTAGTATATACAAGAATTGCTTTTAAATTAGGATATTTTTCACGATAATACCTAGCCAAATTACTTGGATTAGTGTATTCAAAAGGTTCACCGCCTGTTAAGCAGAGCATATCTGCCCACTTAAAATCTTCATCCGTTGCATAATCCAAGTTAGCAATATCATATTTGTTATTGCAACAATAGACACAGTTTCGGTCACATAACGTAGTTACCACTAAGTGCAATGTATTCATGTTACCACCTCATTTATTAACAGTCATTATTAGCAACTACGGTAATCGTCGCCTTACTTAATGTTGGTATTACCTCTGTGTTAAGATTAAAAGCACCTAATCTACCTGATGAAAGATTTACACCATATATAACAGTAGAATCTAACTTTTCATAGTTTTCCACCCTTATCCAATAACCATCGTGATTATATTGCATTGGAACAAGGCTGTTCTTTAATGTAAACACCTCTCCTGCATGTAAATTGACAATCTCC